CTCACACATCCTCACACATGCAAGTTTAGCGACGACTTAAAAGTGCTTGCCCACATTGTCCACATTGTCCACAAATGTCCACCTGGTGCGCTACCTGGTGCGCTACCTGGTGCGCTACCTGGTGCGCTACCTGGTGCGCTACCTGGTGCGCGATGGCCCCGGCCAGCGAGCCACCGGGTCATGTGGACATAGTCCACACGACCCCCCACTAAAGTACTACAATGTAAGGTTTTGTAAGGTTGGTGGCTGCAGGTCGCGTGGCCGATTGCCGTTTGCTTGAGGGCCCCCGGGTAGGGCCGAGCGCCAAAGGTCACGGCAGCGGAGGGGCCACAAACAAAATTTTTTATAGCCCACATTGCCCACAAATTTTTAAATTTATTTTTGGTATATTCGGCACATGTTTGAAAGCCTACCTTTTGCACCGCGCAAGGTCGAAGCGACTGAGGCGCGCTTAACCCGCATCTACGAAGCTGCCAAGCTGGGGCTAAAAGGCGACTCGTTGGCGTTGGCTTCTGGCATGCTGCCCTCCGAGTACCGGCAACTGGTGCAGCTTGACCCCATTGCGGAGATGGCAGCGCTTAAGGGCAAAGCAGACGCTGAGATGGAAATGTCTCAGTGTTTGCACAAGGCAGCGCGAGAGGGCGACTCCAAAGCGGCGTTGGCGATCCTCCAGAACGTCCACGGTTGGGTGGCCAAGCAATCTATCACTATTGATGTCGATCAGCGCATCTCAGTCACCCAGGCGCTGCGCGACGCTGAGTCCCGCGTCATCGACGTCATTGCCCATGAGCCATCACTAAACAAGCTAACACATGCAGAGCACCAAGTACAGCGCTGAAGACGAACAAGAGCTGATGGCCCGGCTGTGGAGCCCGGCGATCAAGGACAACCCGCTGGCGTTTGTAATGTTTGCTTTCCCCTGGGGCGTCAAGGGCACGCCATTGGAACACTTCACCGGCCCGCGCAAATGGCAGCGCGAGGTGCTGCTGGACATCGCCGAGCACATCAAACTGAACCAGGGCAAGGCTGACTTTGATGTGCTGCAAGAGGCCATCTCATCTGGCCGGGGTATTGGCAAGTCGGCGCTGGTTAGTTGGATCACGATCTGGATGCTGGCCACCAGGATTGGCTCGACGACCATCATATCGGCCAACAGTGAGTCCCAGCTTAGGTCAATCACCTGGGCCGAGATCACCAAGTGGCTGGCGATGGCCATCAACTCACACTGGTTTGAGGTGTCGGCCACCCGAGTGATGCCGGCCAAGTGGTTGACTGAGCTTGTGGAGCGTGATTTGAAAAAGGGCACCCGCTACTGGGGCGTGGAAGGGCGGCTGTGGTCAGCCGAGAACCCCGACGCTTACGCTGGCGTACACAACTTTGACGGTGTGCTGGTGGTTTTTGATGAAGCGTCTGGTATTGACGACTCAATCTGGGCGGTGACCGGCGGTTTTTTTACAGAAAACACGCCAAACCGGTTTTGGTTAGCGTTTTCCAACCCGCGACGCAACACCGGGTACTTTTACGAAGCGTTTAACTCTAAAAGAGCGTTTTGGCGCACCCGAATCGTGGACGCCAGGACGGTCGAGGGCACCGACAAGGCGGTTTACAACCGAATCATTGACGAATATGGGCCTGATTCATCACAGGCGCACGTCGAGGTCTACGGCATGTTCCCAAGCGCGGGCGATGACCAGTTCATCGGCGCCGACATAGTGGACGACGCCATGGCCCGGCCTAAATACAAGGATCAGTCGGCGCCAATCGTGATTGGCGTAGACCCGGCGCGGTTTGGAGCGGATGCCACGGTGATCGCGGTCAGGCAAGGGCGGGATATTGTCAAGATCATGCGCCACAGGGGCGACGACACCATGACGGTGGTGGGGTATGTAATCGAAGCGATTGAAGAATTCAAGCCGGCGCTGGTCGTAATCGACGAAGGTGGGCTGGGGGCGGGTATTGTCGATCGATTGAAAGAGCAGCGGTACAAGGTCAAGGGCATAAACTTTGGAAATAAAGCCAAAAACCCGATCATGTACGGTAATATGCGCGCGCAGATGTGGGGAGATATGCGAGAATGGCTGAAATCTGCTAGTATCCCTAGCGACAGGTTCTTGAAGACGGACTTGATTTCGCCTATGATGAAGCCTGATTCACGGGGAACAATCTTCTTGGAAAGCAAAAAAGAAATGAAAGCTCGCGGTCTTGCCTCACCCGACGCTGCTGACGCTATCTGCGTCACGTTTGCCTTTCCAGTGGCACATCGTGAGTATGCCGAACCCAAGCGCACCGCCAGAAGCTACGGTAGCGCAGTATCTACAGGATGGATGGGCGCATGAAGAAGGTTTCTCTTAGTGTAGGACGCGGCGAAAAGTTGCCGGTGTCCAAGGGCGCGGGTCTGACTGAGAAGGGCCGCGCTAAGTACAACGCCGCCACAGGCTCCAACCTTAAAGCGCCAGCACCAAACCCTAAGACCAAAGCAGATGCTGGCCGCAAAGCCAGCTTTTGCGCGCGCATGGAAGGCGTAGTCAAGCATGCCAAAGGCGATGCTGAACGCGCCAAGGCTTCACTTAAACGATGGAAGTGTTAATATGGCCACCAAACCTGGGCTTTACGCCAACATTCACGCAAAACAGGCACGTATCGCCGCCGGCAGCAAAGAAAAGATGAGGAAGCCTGGCTCGCCCGGCGCGCCTACGGCCAAAGCGTTCAAAGAATCGGCCAAAACTGCAAAGAAGAAGTAACATGCCGCTTGTCAAATCCAAATCCCCCGAAGCATTCCGCAAAAACGTCAAGGCCGAGGTCAAGGCGGGCAAGCCCGTCAAGCAGGCCGTGGCCATTGCGTATGCAGTCAAACGTGCAGCACCGAAAGGAAAGAAATGAAAACTCTCGCACCTATCGCTAAACTTAACAGCCGCGAACCCAAAATGTCGGGCGCTGGCATGCCAGCACGCAACAAAGAGACTTATTCACCTACTGCCAATTGTCATGCCACGATTCCATCGGGCAATAATGTTAAGGCAACGGTGAACAAAGTCCTCAGCAAGATCAAATAATGGCAGACTTCACAGGCATTGCGGCTGCTGGCGCAGTGGCCGAAGGCGGTAAACCCAAGAAGAGCGCGTCTGACATCCTGGCCACAGCCCGTGCCAGGCTTGATCTGGCGGTGTCCGCGCTTGCCGAGAGCCGCGAAGATGAGATTGATGATCTGCGTTTTTATGCCGGCTCGCCCGACAACCACTGGCAGTGGCCCGCCGATGTGCTGGCCACTCGTGGTGCGGTGCAAGGTCAAACGATCAACGCCCGCCCGTGTTTGACGATCAACAAGCTGCCCCAGCATGTGCGCCAAGTCACCAACGACCAGCGCCAGAACCGGCCCGGCGCCAAAGTCATCCCGGTGGACGACAACGCCGACGTGGAAGTGGCCGACATTTTCAACGGCATGATTCGGCACATTGAGTACATCAGCGACGCCGATGTGGCCTACGACACCGCTTGCGAAAACCAAGTTTCTTACGGCGAAGGTTACCTTCGCCTGCTGACCGAGTATTGCGAAGACAACACGTTTGACCAAGACATCAAGATTGGCCGTGTGCGCAACTCCTTTTCGGTCTACATGGATCCAACAATTCAAGACCCAACCGGCGCGGATGCCAAGTGGTGCTTTGTCACGGAAGATGTGACCAAGGCCGAGTTTGAGCGGATGTACCCAGACGCCTCGCCCATCACCACCTTGCAGTCGCTGGGTGTGGGCGATCAATCGATCAGCAACTGGCTTAATGAAGACACGATTCGCATTGCGGATTACTATTACATTGACTTTGACCGCACGACGCTGAACCTGTACCCCGGCAACGCCACGGCGTTTGAGGGCACGCCAGAAGACAAACAACTGCGGGCCATCTACGGCAAGCCCAAAAAGTCACGCGAGTCTGACCGTCCAAAGGTCAAATACTGCAAGATCAACGGGTACGAAATCCTTGAAGAACGCGAGTGGGCGGGCAAGTACATTCCCGTGATCCGCATCGTGGGCAACGAATTTGAGGTTGACGGTCGTTTGTATGTATCGGGCTTGGTGCGCAACGCCAAGGACGCCCAGCGCATGTACAACTACTGGGTCAGCCAAGAGGCTGAGATGCTGGCCTTGGCGCCCAAAGCCCCGTTCATCGGCTACGGTGGCCAGTTTGAAGGCTACGAACAACAATGGAAAACTGCCAACACGCAGAACTGGCCGTATTTGGAGGTCAATCCAGACGTTACAGACGGCCAAGGCGGCATGTTGCCACTACCCCAGCGGGCACAGCCTCCAATGGCCTCCAGCGGCCTTCTGCAAGCCAAGGCAGGGGCGTCTGAAGACATCAAGAGCACCACAGGTCAATACAACGCATCTTTGGGCATGGGTTCCAACGAGCGCAGCGGCAAAGCCATATTGGCTCGCCAGCGCGAAGGTGATGTGGGCACATATCACTACGGCGACAACCTAGCCCGTGGTGTGCGCCATGTGGCCCGTCAGTTGGTGGACTTGATCCCCAAGATTTACGACACCCAGCGCATCGCTCGCATCATCGGTGAAGATGGCGAGACCAAGATGATCAAGATCAACCCCGAGCAGCCGCAGCCGGTCAACAAGATCATGGATGAGCGCGGAATTGTGATCGAAAAAATCTACAATCCAGGAGTCGGCAAGTACGACGTGGTGGCGATCACTGGCCCAGGCTATGCGACCAAACGTCAAGAGGCATTGGAAGCAATGGCACAACTGTTGCAAGGCAATCCTCAACTGTGGGCTGTGGCCGGTGACCTGTTTGTCAAGAACATGGATTGGCCTGGCGCCCAAGAAATGTCCAAGCGCTTTGCCAAGACCATTGACCCCAAGTTCTTGTCAGACGGTGAGGACAACCCAGCATTGCAAGCCGCACAGCAGCAAATGCAGGCCATGGGTCAAGAGATGGAGCAGATGCACCAGATGATCAGAAACGTGGGCAAATCCATTGAAGTGCAAGAGCAAGAGCGCAAAGACTTTGAGGCCCAGGTCAAGGCATACGAGGCTGAAACCAAACGTTTGGCCCAGGTGCAGGCCAGCATGTCGCCAGAGCAAATTCAAGATATAGTCTTGGGCACGGTGCATGGCATGATCACATCAGGAGACTTGGTCAGCGAAATGCCTGGCCGAGATCAGAATGAAATGATGCCTGAGATGATGCCTCAACAGGGGATGATGCCCGAACAACAAGGGATGCCACAATGAAAGCGTGCGATTTTTTAGGTCTATTGTTTTTGGCGCGGGACGTAGCGCATTCAGTGCATCTGAACACCCGCAGCTACAGCAAACATGTGGCGCTTAACATCTTCTACGACCGAATCATTGGTGCGGCTGATGACTTTGCGGAAGCCTATCAAGGCCGGCACGGTTTGATGGGGCCAATTACTTTGCATTCGGCAAAGAAGACGGCTAACATCATTGAGTTTTTGGAAGACTCATTAAAAGAAATTGAAGACTGCCGGTATGAAGTGGCTGACAAATCCGACTCATCTTTGCAGCAACTCATTGACAACATCATTGAGATTTATCTTCGCACTCTGTACAAACTTCGCTTTTTGGCATAAGGACGCATCATGGAACTTCTGAATCCGCTATCACAAACTGGTTTTCCTGGCCGCACCGCGTCTTACAGCGGTTCTGCGGGCAATACTGCCGATTGGGGTTCTGGCCCTGAAGGCGTGATGGTTTGGTCTACGACCCCTTGCTATGTAGAGATTGGCCCTGCTGCTGTGGCCACCACTGGCAGCACTCCGATCCCTGCATACACCCCGATCCCGTTTTATTTGCCTATGGGCACTGGCGCTCCTTTTCGCGTAAGTGCCATTCGCATTGCGGATGACGGCGCGATCTACTGCAAACCGATTAACAAGCAATGAGCTTTGGTGTCGCTCTTCGCAACGCAGTGGCCATTGGCCTTGGCGGTATTGCCACGCTGGTTTCTGGAAAGCATGCCGAGATTATTATTGGCAACTTGCTGTGCGAAAACAATGACAATCTCGTCCAAGAGGACGATGGTTTGATTCTTTTGGAGTGACCTAAATGGCCGTCTTTCTTTCCCCTGTGGGCGGCGCTGCGGCCCAGTTCTTCACCAACAGCGGCGTAATCCTGTCTGGTGGCAAGCTGTACACCTACGCAGCGGGAACCACCACGCCAAAGGTTACGTACACGTCGTCTAGTGGTAGCACGGCCCATACCAACCCAATTATTTTAGATTCCGCAGGGCGCGTGCCTGGCGGCGAAATATGGTTATCGCCGTCCCCATATAAATTTGCTTTGTACACATCAGCAGATGTATTGATTGCAACTTACGACAATATTTCAGGTATTGGTGCGGCAGAATACCAAGTTCAAAACTTTACGGGTACGGGATCGCAAACTGTATTTACCTTAAGTTCTGCATCATTGGGCGAAAATCTTACGTTTGTGTATATCAATGGTGTGTACCAACAAAAAAATACTTACACCGTGTCTGGCACAACACTAACTTTTTCAACCGCACCGCCGTACACTTCATCCATTGAAGTCATGTTTAATTAAGGAAGCATCATGGCCGACACCAAAATTTCTGCACTACCCGCATCCACCGTCCCGCTTGCGGGCACCGAAGTTTTGCCTATTGTTCAATCTAGCACTACAAAACAAGTATCTGTTGCTAATTTGACTGCTGGTCGATCTTTTGATGCTTTGGGCATGACCCTGACTTCAACAGATGCTGGTGCAGCAGCCGCCCCATTACTGGAGCTATATAGAGATTCAGCAAGTCCAGCAGCATCTGACACTCTTGGTGAAATTGAATTTAATGGCGAAGATTCAGCAGGTAACAAACAAGCCTACGGTTTGATTCACGCATCTATTCTCAGTCCAACGTCAACTGCTGAACAAGGTCAGATTCACTTTGAAACTGCGACCGCTGGAGCGTTAACTGAAAAGATGATTATTGGCACGACCAATCTTGTGATTAACGAGATAGGGGCTGTTTTTAACGTGCGGATTGAAGGCGATACAGACGCTAATTTATTCTGCACAGATGCAACAAATAGTCGTGTAGGTGTGGGAACAGTTGGCCCAACAGCAAAATTGGATGTTGTTGGCGGTGATATTCGAGTAGACAACGGCAATTTAATTATCGGCACATCAGGCAAAGGCATTGACTTTTCCATTACCAGTCATCCGGCTGGCATGACTAGCGAATTGCTGAGTGACTATGAAGAAGGTACTTGGACACCTACTATTTTTGGGTATACCATCGCAGGGGTTACTACTTACACTCAACAACAAGGGGCATACAGAAAAATTGGAAATCAAGTTACGATTTGGTTTTGGGCTGCTTGGACAGCTCAAGTAGGCGGTGTAGGTTCTACACGTTTAGGTGGATTGCCTTTTGGATATGTTAATACGGCTATTGCGCTTACTGCCACAGCAATTGGGTCTAGTAATGTGGCATACACATCCGGTAAAACTTTAATGGCAGGATATGGTTTTATTGGTACACCAGCAACCGAACTCGATATTGTTGAAGTTGGCGCAAGCGCGGCGGCAGCTACATTGCCAATTGCGGCAACTGGCAGTTTGTTTGGTACAGTAACTTATACCGTTTAAGGAATAAAATGTCATTAACAAAAGTCACACATTCGATGATTTTGGGCAGCGTAATTGATGTCCTTAATTATGGTGCTGTTGGCGATGGAATTGCTGATGATACCAATGCTATCAAAGCTGCAATCACTGCGGCATTAGCTCTAAGACAAATTGGCAGCGGTGGAAAATTTGGTGGAAATCCATTAGAAGTATCTGTTGGGACTGCGCCCACGTTGTATTTTCCATCTGGAATTTATAAAGTTACCTCTGCCTTAACACCAGATACTGCAAACTATATTGCTTTTTTAAGTATAGTTGGCGAGGAAGCTATTATTGCCGTCAGCGATGGGGTAATTTGTTTTGGTGGCGTGGGCTTCATGACAAATATATCTGGACTTGCTATCAGGGATGGATCGGTGGCAATCAGCGTTAAAACAAATAACGCAGACACATCGCTAATCAATATCAGCAATTGTAGTTTTGCCGATCAAACAACGGCAACCGTTAGAACTGATAACAATAGCAATTCTACGCAACTTACTATACAGCATTGCAAATATGTAAATTACGAAGCTACGGGTTATTTTCTTTACCAAGTAACTGGCGACCGTGTTGACATTAAAAACACTTGGGTCTACACGCAAGCACCTGCTGCTTTTTATGTGGCTGGCGGTCAACTTTCCATGTATGAGATGGTTGGTGTTCCAGACGGTCTAATAAACCAAACGGGTGGCCGCTGGATTGATTTTACTGGCGATGCTCAATCACTGATTTGTTACAACAGCCGTTTTGGTGGTGAAAGTGCTGGCGCAGCAATTGTGTTTAACTATGTAACACCACAATATGCACCCCCGTTTTTTACAAAACAGATAATTTTTAAAGATTGCGATTTGTTTGCTGGCAGTTCTGGTAGGGCTGATCGTGGAGTTGTTATTGCAAAGTCTGGACTTCCAGGCATTGTTCGCATTGAAGGATGCAGGGGGCCATCGGATGCGTTTTTTATCAACGATCAAATGACCTCGGGAACTTTAATTGATTGGTTAAACACATACGAAATTTCGTCTGTTGGCAAAGGCACTTTGTCGATAATGATAAACAACACTTCAACAGCAAGTGCTACTTTATCAACGTCTGCTGCGTTAACAAAAAGATTGCGCCCATATTTGTATCTTGAAACCGATGGAACTATTGATACAAGTTACATCAACAGGCAGTTAAATTTGCCGTATGTTGATACGCTGACAATACAATCTCACGTTGTGCAGGGTTTTAATTACCCAATGACAAGCACAAGCACAACAACAGCAATAGTTGACACTGGAATTTACACCAACACTACTTTTATGGGTTTTGGTGGTAAGGCAATATATGATGTTCATATCTCAGGAAATCCCAATAATGCTGGTTCATCAACTTACAACGTTCCTTTAATAGGTGCTTTGATTGTTGGTGGTGGTTTTGTTGCCGGTAATCCAAAAACAGAAATCTTTTATTCTGATATTTACAAACCAAATTTTACTGCTACAGCTGAATTTACAGTAACGTCTGTGTTTTGGGATGGCTCATCTGAAGTAACAAGCATTAACCCAGGTGACACAACCTATCAAATACGAATAAAAGTTGATGGTTTTGTTAGTTCAACAGGGACAGCGCTTGTTGTTCGTCTTACCAAACGTTTGTAATTAACAGGAGAATTAAAAATGGCTTTGCAAAAAAACATGACATTGAAGAACAACTTTAATGAAGAAAGCGTTATTAAAAATGCTTACATTCAGATTTATGAAATATCGGGGGGCAAGTTAAATTTGAATGTCAAGTATTTCATTAAACAAGAAAATAAAGTTAACGTAGTTGACAAGCGTAGTTTTGATTTTCTTCCATCAGTTGAAAATAATTCGGCTAACTTTATTGCTCAAGCCTACAACCATTTAAAAACATTGCCTGAATTTGACGGTGCTTTTAATTGTTAACCCGTACCAGTTCGGTTAACTGGAAACTTTAATGTCTGACTGGATGGTCAGGCTGGAAACAAGGAAAAATCATGGCACTTGAAAAACAAACTGTTGTTGACTTGATTGAAACCATTGAAAACGGTTGTGTTCAGGTTCGCACTTGCACTCGCATCATGGAAGATGGCAAGCAGATCAGCGGCGCATTTCACCGCCACGTTGTAGTACCTGGGGCTGACTACAGTACTGAAGATGCAAAAGTGCAAGCCATTTGCGCGGCGGTGCATACTGCTGAAGTGATTGCCACTTACCAAGCGGCCCAAATTCCAGCATAATGCTGACAAACCTTACCGGCGGGGTACACCGGGGAATCTTAGGATTCATTGACATGACTGAAGAAGTCCAAAACCTAGCGGAAGTTGACTCCGCGCCAGCAACGGAAGTGACGGCCACTCCTGAGACTGTAGAAAATGCGCCGGTAGTCGCTGATGAGCAGAAAGAACCTTCAAGGGTTTTTACCCAAGAAGAACTGGATGCAGCCATCGGTAAGCGGCTTGCGAGAGAACAGCGTAAGTGGGAAAGAGAGCAGACTCAAAAGCAAGCGGAAACGCAGGCATTGAGAGCGCCAGCAGACATCCCGCCGGTTGATCAGTTTGAAAGCCCCGAAGCCTATGCAGATGCATTGGCTTACAAAAAGGCTGAAGAGTTGATTGCCCAGCGTGAACATGCCCGGCAGCAATCTGAAATTCTTGAGACTTATCACGAAAAGGAAGAAGAAGCTCGGAACAAATACGATGACTTTGAACAGGTCGCGTACAATCCGAAACTTCCAATTACAACCGTGATGGCTCAGTCGATTCAAGCCTCGGACGTTGGCCCCGAAGTAGCGTACTACCTCGGTGCAAACCCCAAGGAAGCTGATCGAATCTCCCGTCTTGCACCTATCTTGCAGGCCAAGGAAATTGGAAGGATTGAGGCCAAATTGGCCAGCGATCCACCAGTGAAGAAAACGACATCCGCGCCAGCACCGATTTCGCCCGTGACGGCTCGCTCCTCTGGAGCGCCGGCTTATGACACGACTGACCCACGGTCTACCAAGACCATGAGTGCTTCAGAGTGGATTGATGCCGAACGAGCCCGACAGTTGAAAAAGATGCAGGCAAACCGCTAAATTTTTAAAGGACTTTTTCCATGGCTAACAGTATCTTAACCATCGACATGATCACGCGCAAAGCGCTTGAGATTCTCGAAAACAACCTTGTGTTGACCCGTAACGTGAACCGTCAGTACGACGACAGCTTTGCTGTTGAAGGTGCCAAGATTGGTTCGACCCTGCGTATTCGTCTGCCTGACCGCGCTCTGGTGACCGACGGTGCCGCCTTGCAAGTTCAAGACGACAACGAGCAGTTCACCACCTTGACCGTGGCCAGCCAAAAGCACATTGGTGTCAACTTCACTTCTGCTGAATTGACCATGCAATTGGATGACTTCGCAGAGCGCGTGTTGAAGCCTCGTATCAGCCAGTTGGCCAGTTCCATCGACGCCGACGTCGCCAATGCTTACAAGAGCATCGGTAACACCGTGGGCACGCCTGGCACCACTCCTTCGACCTCTTTGGTGCTGTTGCAAGCCCAGCAGAAGCTGAACGAGAACGCCGCTGTGATGAGCCCCCGTTATGCCACCGTCAACCCCGCCGCTAACGCTGGTTTGGTCGAAGGCATGAAAGGTCTGTTCAACCCCACCGATACCATCAGCCGCCAATTTAAGAACGGCATGATGGGCATGGGTGTGTTGGGCTTTGACGAGATCAACATGTCTCAGTCGATCAAGCAGCACTCCACTGGCACCCGCGCCGCTACCGGCACCGTCACTGCTGCCGCCGTGACCGCTGAAGGTTCTGCAACGCTGACGTTGACTGTTGGTACTGGTGAAACCATCGCCGTTGGTGACGTGTTCACGATTGCTGACTGCTTTGCTGTGAACCCACAGACCCGTGAGTCCACCGGCTCGCTGTTCCAGTTCGTGGCTTTGGCATCAACGACTGCCACCACCACCGCTACCGTGACCGTGGCTCCGATGTACTCGGCCAGCCATGCTTTGGCTACCATGCTGACTTTGCCGGGTAACAACAAAGCTGTAGTGTTTGTGGGCGCTGCTTCAACTCAGTACCCCCAAAACTTGGTCTACCACAAGGACGCCATCACGTTCGCTACCGCTGACTTGTTGCTGCCCCAGGGCGTAGACATGGCTGCGCGTGCCGTCCACAATGGCATCAGCTTGCGTGTGGTTCGCCAGTACGACATCAACAACGACCGTATGCCCTGCCGTATCGACGTGTTGTATGGCTTCTCCACCATTCGTCCTCAGATGGCCTGCCGCATTTGGGGTTGATCTGAAACGGGGCTTCGGCCCCTTTCTTCGTAACTTTTTTAAAGGAAATTATCATGGCTTTACCTAATGGCGCAGGTGGTTATCAAGTCGGTGCTGGCAACCGTCAAGAAACCCTTATGAGTGCAATGGCTGCACCGCAAACCGCAACTACAACCGCAACTTTGACCGCCGCTCAAGTGGTCAACCAGATGCTGGTTGCAAACCCCGGTTCTGGTGCTCCCGCCGTCTACACTTTGCCCACCGCAGCGTTGATTGACGCCGCCGTGCCCAACGCCACCGTTGGCAGCACGTTTGATCTGTCGCTGGTTAACATCGGCACCAGTTCGGGCACCGCAGCACTGGCAACCGCTACCGGTATCACCGACGGCGGCAACGCTTTCGTTGCGCTGGCGATCACAACTAGCGCAATGTTCCGGTTCCTTAAGACCGGCGACGCTGCGTACACTGTGTACAAAATGGCCTAAACCTAATGGGGGCGTTTGCCCCCATTTTTCCCTTTTGGAACTGATAAAGGAATTTAATCATGGCAAATAACAAACCTATTGGCGTTGCATACGCCGATCCCCAACTGGATTCGTTCCAAGTTGGCGCAGCTAACGATCCAATTGCGATCACTTCTGCTGGTGTCCTTAACGGCGCGTATGCCACCACTTCGGCAACGTCGGGCGACACTCGCCTAAACTTTAACCGGCTGACCTTTACTTCGACTGGCTCTGGTGAAACTGCTCGTTTCTTGACCCGCGTAACTGGCGCGAACGCTGCCACTGCCGGCACCATCAACGGCGCGCACATCAGCACGTCGGTCAACACTGGCGGCACCATCAGCGGCGCGGCCAACGCCATTCGTGCAACCATTGGTGGTACGTCTACCAACCCCGGTGGCACCTTGGCGGCCTTGCAACTGGACTCTGACTTTGCCTCTGGCGGCACTTGGGGCAATGCGTCCTTTCTGCGCGTGACCAACTCAGGCACGGGCGAAGTGGGCAACTTTGCGCTGATGCCTGCGGTCAGTGCAACTGGCGTGTTCCGCGCTAAGGTGGGGTCGCCCGTGGTCAGCCATACCATCCCCGTGGTTAGCGGCGGCACGACCTACTACATCATGGTTAGCTCGATTGCCTGATGGTAATCACCAAAGAGTTTCTCATTGGGGAAATTCAATCGCTTGAGCAAGAGATTGAAAAGGCGCAAGCCTTTCTGACTCAAGCTCAAGCGGTTTTAAACGCCTATCAAATGCTTGCTCGCAGATTGGATGAGCCAGAACCAACACCCACGGAAGAATAATGCCTATCATTTACATGTCTCACCCTGTCCACGGCGCAAAGATTGCATCGATGGAACTTGAAGCCGAGAACGATGAAAGAAATGGCTGGACACGATATACTCTTGACACGCCTGATGTTGTTGAAGAGGCGGCTCCACAGGAAGTAAAACGTAGACGTGGCCGCCCGGCTGTTGAGGCGGTCGAACAAGGAGCGTAAAGATGGCCACCTACTCTGCTGCCGATCAGATCAACCGGGCGCTGCGGCTGCTGGGCGTGCTGGCCGAAGGCGAAACCCCTTCTGCGTCAGTGTCTCAAGATGCGCTAATGGCGCTCAACCAGATGATTGACTCTTGGAACACCGAGCGCCTGTCTGTCTTTTGTACCATCGATCAAATTGTCAATTGGCCGGTTGGCTCAATTGAAGAAACCCTTGGCCCTACCGGCTCCTTGGTGCGCCTAAACGGCACTGCCGTGCGGCCTGTTTTGGTGGACGACGCCACGTACTTCAAAGACCCCGGCACTGGGGTATCGTATGGCATCAAGCTGATCAATCAGCAGCAGTACAACGGCATCGCGGTCAAGACCGTGACCTCAACCTTTCCCCAAGTCATGTTTGTCAACATGACCTACCCAGACGTTACGATCAACATCTACCCACGCCCTACACGTCTGCTGGAGTTTCACTTTGTCAGCGTGCAAGAGCTAAGTCAGCCTGCCAATTTGGCAACCGACATTTTGTTCCCGCCTGGGTATCTACGGGCTTTTGTGTACAACTTGGCCATGGAGTTTGCGCCTGAGTTTGGCGTTGAGCCCAGCCCCCAAGTGCAGCGCATTGCGATGACTAGCAAGCGTAATCTGAAGCGCATCAACAACCCTGATGACATCATGTCTATGCCGTACTCGCTGATCGCCACCCGTCAACGCTTTAACATTTACGCAGGAAACTACTAACATGGCCACCATTGCAATCACCTCCCTCCCCGCCGCAACTGCTGCTGCCACTACTGATGTCTTGCCAATTGTCCAAGGGGGCACAACAAAACAAGTCACCAATGCGCTGCTGTTTACCGATTCAACTTTGGTTCGGCCTATCCTTGGTACGCCTGCCAGTGGCACTTTGACCAATTGCACGGGCTTACCTGTTGCAACCGGCGTATCTAATTTAGGTACAGGTGTGGCAACATTTTTGACAACCCCATCAAGTGCAAACTTGTTGGCAGCCCTAACTGATGAAACAGGTACGGGGGCAAATGTATTTGCCAACACACCCACATTGGTAACTCCCGTTATCGGTGCGGCTACTGGCACAAGCCTTTCATTGAGTGGCTTTAGCGCCGTAAGTGCTGCTGCACCAACCATTGCAAGCGCAACAACAATTGCCCCGACAACGCCAATTGTTTTTGTTTCAGGAACAGCGGCGGTTGTAAATATCACGGCAGCAGCACCAATTTCTACTGGCGGCGGTACGATCACATTGATTCCTACTGGCGCATTTACTTGGACAGCGGCGGGAAATATTGCCGTACTTGGAACGGCGGTTGTTAATAGAGCGCTCACAATGACTTACGACGCTACAACGACCAAATGGTATCCAAGCTACGTTTAACATGAAAACGCCCATTCTTGGCTCGACCTACGTAACTCGCAGTGTCAACGCTGCGGATGCCCGCATGGTCAATCTGTTTCCAGAAGTCATACCCGAAGGCGGCAAAGAGCCTGCGTTCTTGCAGCGCTGCCCAGGCTTGGCGCTTTTGTCAACAGTAGGCACCGGCCCGGTTCGGGGGCTGTGGGCGTTCTCACCCAACGATGGCGTGGGCTTTGTGGTGTCAGGCACCCAACTTTACAAAATCAACAACGCCTACGTGCCCACGCTGATCGGCACCGTAGCCGGCTCTGGGCCGGTCAGCATGGCCGACAATGGCACACAACTGTTCATCGCCGCCAACGGCCCCAGCTACATCTACAACAACACCACCAACGCTTTTGGCCAGATCACTGACCCTGATTTCCCCGGGGCGGTAACGGTCTGCTATCTGGACGGCTATTTTGTGTTCAACGAGCCCAATAGTCAAAAGATGTGGGTAACCACCCTTTTGGACGGCACGTCCATTGACCCGCTTGAGTTTGCCAGCACCGAGGGCTCGCCTGACGGCCTGCTGGCCGTGGTGTCCAACTTCCGCGAAGTCTGGGCTTTTGGCACAAACTCCATCGAGGTTTGGTACGACTCAGGCGCCACAGACTTTCCCCTGCAACGCATTCAAGGCGCGTTCAACGAGCTTGGCTGCGCTGCCCCCTACTCCATTGCCAAAATGGACAACGGCCTCTTTTGGCTAGGCCGGGATCGCCGAGGGCAGGGGATTGTCTACCGGGCCAACGGGTACCAAGGCCAGCGCATCTCAACTCATGCGGTTGAATGGCAAATCCAGCAGTACAGTGACATGTCGGACGCCATTGCGTACACTTATCAACAGGATGGCCACAGCTTTTACGTGCTGATCTTTCCCACGGCCAACACCACTTGGGTGTACGACGCGGCCACCCAAGCCTGGCATGAGCGGGCAGGCTTTATCGACGGCGTGTTTACCCGGCACCGTAGCAATTGCCAGATGGCGTTTAACAACAAAATTGTTGTTGGCGATTTTGAAAACGGCAACATCTACGCTTTTGACCTTGACGTGTACGCCGACAATGGACAGATTCAGAAGTGGCTGCGCACCTGGCGGGCGCTGCCCACGGGTCAAAACAACTTGAAGCGCACGGCCCACCACAGTTTGCAATTAGACTGTGAGACAGGCGTAGGGTTAAATCTATACCCTGCATACGCCAGCGAAAACATAGATACTGAGTCAGGGCTAAATCTTGTGGCTCAGTATGTGCAAACATTTTTGGCCACTCAATCAGGCGACATATTGACCACTGAAGCAGGGGACGGTTTTGAACCGCTTGGGCAATACGAATTATCAGACACTGACATTACGGGCTATGAAATTGTCACCAATTCATATCCTGCTGCACCAGGCTACGAGCCCGAAGCTATGCTGCGTTGGTCGGACGACGGCGGGCACAATTGGTCAAACGAGCATTGGTCACCACTTGGCAGGATCGGCGCGTATGGCCACAGGACGTTTTGGCGGCGGCTGGGCATGACGCTCAAGCTACGAGACCGCGTCTATGAGCTGTCCATGACTGACCCGGTCAAAGTGGCCATCATGGGGGCTGAGTTGATTATTAGCCCAACAAATGCCTAGCCCAAACGCAACGCCCACGCCTATTACACCCCCCAGGGTGCCGTTGATCGACCCGCGTACCGGGTTGATTGACCGGGCGTGGTATTTGTTCTTCCTGTCGCTTAACGACATTGCCACGGCGGTTGTTGACGATTCGGGGCTTACGTTTAGCTCTGAGTCGCTGCTTGCATCTTATGACGCCGCGCTTCGTGCGGTCAATCAAGAGTTGCAGACACTACCGCCGGTTGTTACCTTACCAGTTCCTGACGTATTGACCGACTGCTGTTCGGCTTTGGTGTCCCAGATGGCGGAGATGCAAAAGCAGATTGAAGGGTTGCAATCGCAGCCCATTCTTGACATCGGCGCAGTCAACGCATCAATCGCCGCGCTGTCAACTGTGCCAGTGACTGTAACGGCAGACTTTACAGTGGGCACCAGCAACTGGTACATCAACAATAAGTCAGGCTCGACCTGTACAGTGACCTTGCCAACTGCATCCACACTTCCTGGCGGGTATTTGACTTTCCAAAACTATCAAGCCCAGACGCTGGTGTCAGCGTCCAGCAATGTCGTCCCCCAAGCCGGTGGGGCGGCGGGCACCGCAATCCTCTTGGCAGTTGCAGGCAATTGGGCGACAATGGTGTCTGACGGCACCAATTGGGTCATCATGCAAGCTGCCGCTAACAATTGCCTTTTACTGGAGTAACCCATGACAGTCACCGTCAAAGTCCTTGTACCCGCCAAGAACGTCGAGAACAGCCAAACCACCCAGTACACAGCTACTGGCGTCACGGCCATCATCGACAAGTTCACCGCGACCAACTACAGCGGCAGCGCTGCAACCATCAGCGTCAACTTGGTCACTGTGTCTGGGTCTGCGGGCAACTCCAACTTGATCACCAAGACCAAGACGCTCCAAGCGTCTGAGGTCTATACTTTCCCTGAGTTGGTGGGCCAGGTGCTGGGTATAGGCGACTTTATCAGCACCATTGCAGGCACTGCCACAGCTATCAACATGCGCGTCAGTGGCCGTGAGGTGACTTAATGCGGGTAACGTACGGCAAAGGGTTTGAGATTAAGCAACCCATTTCAATGCTGGACAGGGTGAAATCCTTGCAGACTGAAGTGTCAAAGTTGCCTCAGTACGAACCCGAAACAAAGCACTATTTTCATGGTGGTATGTATTGCCGTGAAGTGTTTCGTCATGCCGACGTATTGGTTGTCGGTGCGGTTCACAAGAAAGAGCATTTCTATTTGATCGTGTCAGGAACTGTAGCAATCACTACTGATGACGGCGTTCAAGAAGTTACGGGGCCGCATTTGTTTTCAAGCAAACCGGGCACCAAGCGCGCCGTCTATGCGGTGACTGACGCGCTTTGCATGACTTTCCACGCTATTGAAGCAAAATCTGTTGAAGAAGCTGAAGCCGAGTTGGTTGAGGCTGAACTTGACAACATGTATAGTCCCGGTAATTTAGTTAAAAATCAAACACAAGAGGTGTTGCCATGACATTTTGGGTCGCTGGTGCCGTTGTCGGCAGTGCATTAATTGGGGCAAATGCCTCCCGTGGCGCGGCGGGCACTCAAGCCGCCGCCGCAGCGCAGGCTTCTGACGCGCAATTGCAAATGTTCAGAGAACAAGCGGCGTTGCAAGAACCGTTTCGCCAAGCTGGCGTTCGTGCATTGCCTCAGCTTGAGGCACAGCGCAACATGATGCCGAGAGCGTTTACTGGCCAAGTTAACTTGGGTCAAGACCCTGGCTATGCGTTCCGATTGTCGGAAGGCCAAAAGGCGCTGGATCGAAGCGCCGCCGCTAGGGGTGGTTTGATTTCTGGCGGTGCGCTAAAGGCCGCGCAACGGTTTGGTCAAGACTTGGGTAGCCAAGAGTACCAGAACGCCTACAACCGGGCATTGACGGGCTACAACGCCGATGTGGCGCGTGAAGCCACTGGCTACAACCGTCTGGCGGCTCTTGCAGGCATTGGTCAGACGGCCACGGGTCAAATTGGCGCTGCCGGGCAAAACGCGGCCGCTAACATGGGCAACCTAATGACATCAGGCGCCGCCGCAACCGCTGCTGGTCAAGTTGGCCAAGCTAACGCTTTGACCGGCGGCTTGAGCACCTATTTGAATTACAACCAAGGCCAAAATTTGGTTAACGCACTTAGAGGTGGCGGCGGCGGCAATGTTTCTGGCGGTAATTTTATGAACCAATACAACGCAATTGGTAGTGGGCCTGCTTCGGCTAGTTATGGATATTACGACATACCTATGCAGCCCGGTGGAGGATATTAATTATGGCACTTAACCCAAACATTGCGCTAGGCGTTAGAGGCATTGAAGTAGCCAATCCATTGGCCCAGTACGCTCAAATTTCACAACTTCAAAGCGCCCAGAATCAAAATGCTTTAGCGCAATATCAGCTTGCTACTGCACGGCGCGAACAAGAATCGACCAACGCGCTTAACGAAGCGTACCGATCTGCGTACAACCCGCAAACCGGCGAAATCGACGTCAACACTTTGCGCAAAACTTTGTCTACGGGCGGTTTTGGGTCTAAACTGCCAGGCCTTGAAAAAATGCTTGGAGAATTGCAAACGCAAAAACTTCAAACACAAAAATTGCAAGGTGAAGTAACCGCGCAACCAATTGCGTTACAAATTCAGCAAGCTAATTTGGCTGACACTAAGTTAAAGCAGTCGCGTGCATTTTTGGACACAATTAATCCCGCAGACCCTAACGCGCCTGCAATGTATTTGAAATGGCATCAAGCAAACCATTCAGACCCCGTTATTGGCCCTATGTTAGCCGCTCGAGGTGTAACAGCAGATCAATCACGCGCTCAAATTGACGCGGCAATTGCTCAAGGCCCGCAAGCCTTTGCTCAATTGCTTAATCAGTCCAAATTAGGCACTGAAAAGTTTATGGAGTTGAACAAACCAACCACTCAAGTTGTTGACCAAAGTGGCCAACGCCAAGTGCTTCAGATTCCTGGACTTGGAGGCGCACCTACTACTGTTGGCACATACGCGGATGTTCCGCTGCCCGCAAATGTTCAAGCGCAAAAAATACAGATCGCACAACAGAGCCGACCACCTCTGCAACCCGTCGCGCCAACAATTACAACAGTTGAAGACCCAAATAAGCCAGGCAGTTTCTTGCAAGTTGACGCCCGCACGTATCAAGGCGGCGGCGCAGGGTCGCCCGGCGTAATTGGCGGGGCAAGACCGTCGGCTACTGCCGAAAAACTTACGTTACAACGAACGCAAATGGGTAAAGACCTTGGTTTTGCAATCACACAACTAAGCGACATCACAAAAGACGGCGGTTTAATTGACCAATCCACTGGTAGCGGCGCAGGTCGATTAACTGATATTGGCGCGGGGTTCTTTGGTAAAGCAACGCCCGGCGCGATTGCCATCGGAAAGATCGCGCCAATTGCAGACTTAGTGTTAAAAATGGTTCCCCGGTTTGAAGGGCCGCAATCAAACAAAGACACTCAATCGTACAAAGAAGCTGCGGGTCAATTGGCCGATGCTTCGCTGCCAACAGAGATCAGAAAACAAGCAGGTAAAACTGTTCTTCGCATAATGACTGAGCGTAAAAATCAGTTTGTAACTACCGATATGGCTGCTGAAGGTGCGGGGGCTGCGCAGATTGCACCGCCGGCTGGATTTGTCCCAGATCAAAGGTAAAACATGAGCTTGCAAACCGCAACCAACCCCACTACCGGCGAGCGTGTTGTTTTGGTTGGCGACCAGTGGAAACCGGTTACACAGTCTGCCACCAACAAGGAAGGCGTAAAAGCGTACCTTGTAGACAACAAATGGCTCACCGATGACGCGCCTGCCGCCGCGCCGCCTTCTGAAATACCTGCCCCGCGTGCAGGCCCATCTGCGTATGGAGTCGCATCCGCAAGCCCCACTAAAAGGGCGATAGTTGCGCCTTTTGTTGGTTTTTACAGGGGTTTACAGGACATCACTGACACTGCGGTAATTGCGGCTACAGAAGCATTGGGCATTAAAGGCGCGCGGGATATATCGGCGCAACAAAAACAACAGTACGAACAGAATTACGGCAACCTAATGGGCGGCGACGTCGGGCGCATAGGGGGCCAAATAGTAGGCACGTTGCCGGTGGGCGGCGCAATCGCTGCGCCGATAAAAAAAGCGGTTCAGATGGCCCCGTCGTTGGCCAAATTTTTGACGCCGTTGGCCACGTCTATTGAAAGCGCGGGGTTTCAGACCGGCCTCAAACCAGGCTTAGCTAACGTGGCTACAAAAGGCGTAGGTGGCGCTGTGGTCGGCGGCGCGTCTGCTGCGGCGGTCAACCCAGAAGACACCGGCATGGGCGCGGTCATAGGCGCTGCTGTGCCTACGGTAGTGGCACCGTTGGTCGGTAAGGTGGTAAATTACGGGCGCAAAATTGCAGACTTAAAATCAGCCACATACTTGGACGCCGTTGAAGGTAAAGGTCAAGATATTGTCAACGCCTTGCGCGACAAGGGGGCCGTAATTGTTCCCGGCTCCGCGCCGACTGCGGGTCAAGTAGCCGCGCCTGCTGGTAGCGCCAAGTTTTCTGCTTTGCAACAAGAGCTGTCTGAGTTACCTGGCGTGGCGACTGAATACGCCGGGGCGGCTGCGCAAACAAACCAAGCCCGATTAGCGCAAGAAGCGCGTGCTCAACAACGGTTCCAAGATGTTGCAGGCAAACTGCAAGCAAAGATCGACCGTAATTTGGTAGATGTCAGCCCGTCTGAAATAGGCGATGCATTGACTACTGCGGCCAACGTTGAAAGACAAGCTGTCAAAACCAAGGTAACTCAACCTGCGTACAAGGCCGCGTTTGACGCTGCGGGCGACGCCAAAATTGACATCTCAAATGTCATCGCTGATGCCGAACGCATTCTGGATCGAAAGCTGTCGTCTTTTGCTACCGAGACTGCACCAGATACGGTTCGCAAACTTCTTAACTTTGTGCCTGCGCCCCCGGCACCAAAGCCTGTTGGTGGCGGGCTCATATCTAGCAAGCTGAAAACACCTGCGCCCCCTGCGTTGCCGCCGCAGGCCACGTTGCAAGACCTTGACGACGTGCGCAAAGCAATTAACGCCGACATTGCCGCTGCCAGCACCAGCAACGCGCCAATGGCGCCGACAACGCTGCGCAACTTGCGGGAATTGCACACCGCTGTTGATGACGCAATTGGCAAAAGCACCACCTTGGCCGACGACGCCAAAAAGTTGTACGCCGACGCCGTGGCTACATACCGCACTCAGTATGCGCCCCGGTTTAAAGAAGGCGTCAACGCCAACTTGTTCAAGCGCACCAGTTTGGGTGAAGACAAGATTCGGCCCGAAGATGTCATAAACCGTTACTTCACGCCTAATGGTGAGTCGGAAGCGCGTCAATTTACCCAGTTGTTTGGCAACAACCCAGACGCACTAAAAATTGCGCGGGCAGGTATTGAAGACGTCTACCGCAAAAAGGTTGCGCAAGGCGGCATGTCGCACGCCAACTTTATGCGGGACTACGGGCGCACGATTGACATCTATGACGATGCGGGGATGAATCTGCGCCAGCGATTTGACGTCATCAACAAAGACGCGCAGCGCTTAGCGCGTGTTGAAGACATGGCCAAATCAAGCGGCAACAAGTTAGCCCCCGCTTTGCCCCCCGGGTCTAACGCCTTGGCGGTAGAGGCGCGCATTAGCGAGTTGACAAAAGGGTTAGACAACCGTCAATTGACCGCGATCAATTCTGTGCGCGACGACTTGGCCCGCGAAGCTGAGTTTGAGCGCTTGGCGTCCGCAGGCCGAAAGAGTGGCAAAGATGTAAGCCAGATAGCAACTCAAGCCGGTAAAGAAACTGGCGTGGTGCCCGCGCCGTCTATCCTGTCCATGCCCATCACCATCTATAACGCAGTGGTCAAACGATTGCTTGGCGTGGTGGACGATAAGTTGGCCATGGAGTTGGCGCGTGAAATGTTAAGCCCGGCGGTTACTGCGGAGGCCATCCAAAAAGCAATGTCCAAGCAAGCTCAACAGCAAGCAACAAATCAGTTGGCAACGCAAATTGCGCCCCGCGCTGCTGCCGCTGCCGCGCAAATGCCTGCATCAGAAAACCGTAACGCTCTAGCTCAATGATGGACTACCAAGTGCTCTTCAACATCGCCGTGGCCATCGCCGGGTTCTTCGGCGGGTGGACGCTCAACCGCATCTACATCGCCATCGACCGGCTGGACGGCGACGTGCGCAACATGCCCATGAACTATGTGAACCGGGACGACTACAAGGCCGACATCCGCGACATCCGCGAGATGCTGGGCAAGATTTTCGACAAGCTCGACAACAAAGCCGACAAATGATCGACCTCACCAAAGCCATTGGAGCGGTTGCCGCAAGCGTTGCCGCACTGGGCGGCAGCTACACGCTGGCCGACAAGTTTGGTTGGTTTGATAGGGCCATTCTTGAATGGTCACCAGAGCATTTCAAAATCGTGGCAGAGGCTGGGCAACCCATCAACGTCACCGTTGCGCGGATCAAGAAGCGCGACGACTGTTCTGTTGAGAGCTTCACCCCAAGCATTCGGGACGCAGCGGGCATGGTGCATGAAGCAACCACCACAGCAAGCAGGTTCAGCGGCCCGGCAGGCCCAGAGATTGACACGTTTACATACCAATTGACGATGGTAAGAAAAGAGAAGATTGCGGAAGGCAAGGCAACTTTGCTGGCAACCATCAAATACAAATGCCCCGAGGGCGAGCGCGTTGTGCAGTACCCGCGCCACACCAATCTTAGTTTTGAATTGAAAGGTTAAGCATGCTAACCCTGTTCTCCAGCCTAATCAGCTTCCTGATGGGCGGCTTGCCCAAAATCCTTGAGCTATTCCAAGACCGCGCCGATAAGAAGCATGAGTTGGCGCTGGCCGCCATGCAAACTGAACGTGAACTGACGCTCAAGAAAGCCGGCCTGGAAGCCCAAGAGCGCATCGAGCACATTCAGACCGAACAGATTCAGATCAACGCCGAAGTCACCAACAACCAGACGGCCATGCAGGAGCGCCAAGCGCTCTATGCGCACGATATCGCGCTGGGCCAAGGCGCGGCTCAATGGGTGACCAACATGCGCGCAGCGACCCGTAGCGTCATCACCTACGGCATGTTTGCCATGTTCATGTTCGTGGAGATTTTTGGTTTTTATTACGCCTGGCACACAGACGTGGCCTTTGATGTGGCGCTCAATCACCTGTGGGACGATGAAACCCAGATCATCTGGGCGTGTATCGTGAGCTTTTGGTTTGGCGGGCAGGCGTTCAAAAAATGAACGTCAGCGCTGATGCGATCAAGATGATCCAGCACCATGAGGGCATCAGGTACAAGGCGTATAGATGCCCAGCACAGCTTTGGACAATAGGAGTCGGACATGTTTTATACCCAGATCAAGCAAAAATTCCAATGGATCAAAGAGGCGCTTACCCGCTTCGCCCAGAAGACAATCGCACGTTTTCAAAAGACGAAGTAGATGGAATTCTCAGAAGCGATCTCCAGCGCTTTGAGCGCGGTGTGGCCCAACTCATTCCTGTCGCTCTTACCCAAGGCCAATTCGATGCTTGCGTCAGCTTTGCTTTTAACGTTGGTCTGGGAACGCTACAGCGCAGCACCTTCCGTCAGAAGGTTATTCGCGGGGAAAAAGACGCGGCCATAGCGTCGCTGTTGCAGTACTGCAAAGCCGGCGGCAAGGTGCTCAGAGGGCTTGAGAACCGCCGCAAAGACGAAGCCGCGCTGTTCATGTCCTGAACATTTGCTTCTTCTTGAAGAAGTACCGAATCACCGCATAGTCCACGCCAAAGCGCTTGGCAATTTCCTTCTTGGTGACGCCTTCGTTCCACAGCGTTATGGCCCTGGACTCGCTGATGGGTGTGGGCTTGCGCCCGCTGCCTGGCCTGGCGCCGCCTTTAGTCTTCATTGAGCGCTAACCAGACCATGATGCAGACGCCGCCGATGGCCAGCGCAATGCCAAGGAACCCAATCGCAAATATGGTGAATATGGTTTCGATCATGTGCTCTCCCTTGGTGGCACTGGTTGTGCATCCAACATTTCTCGACAGGCAAGGATGGATGCAATGTCATCAGGCTCAATCTCTTGCCCAAGGCGCTGTGTCTCACGCATGGCGTGTTCTGCCCATAGTTTTCTAACGACGGTAATGGCTTGCATTTTTCGCTCATCAACATCTCTGTTCAAAGCCTCACAGTAATGCAACGCCTCAAGCGCCTCCAGCAATGCTTCTTTGTCAGTCATTTAATTAGCTCCCTGTATGCGTTGATCGCGGTTTTCAAATCGTTTTGCAATTGCTGGATGCGCTCGTCTTGCTCTTGCATCTTGGCGTAGGCTTCCGCAGCAAACTTGGCCAAGTTCTCTTGAGTCCATGTGTCAAATGCTGGCATGGCTCACCTCACCCGGCGCAAGGGCTCGACCACCTTTTCAGGCGGGGGCGGAGGCAAGCCTGCGCTGGGTGCAGTCCAACCCTGTTTGCGCCAGGTCGCTTGCACGTCTGAGCCTCGGGTGGGCACAAACTTGGCGTTTGTGATTAACACGCTTGGCATCACAATTTTGGTGCCTGGTGGGGGTGTCCAATTGCTCATGGTCGTCTTGCCTCCTGTAGTATTTCAATACGCTCGCGGGATGCCCGCAAGGCCGTGTAGCGCTGGTGCAGCCGCTCCAGCACAGACACTCGTTTGCCTGACTCACGTTCGTGGGTCAGCATCTCCAGAACCTTGGCTTCGTCCAGGGTCTTGAGTTCAGCGTTCAGTTTTCGCCAAGTGATTTCCAATTTTTGTCTCCAGTTTAGCTATCAAGTCAATCGTGTGCTGTAACGTCCGCGCGGCGGCGTTGGCGTCTTTGCGGTGAATTTTTAGTATGGATCGCGCCGCTTTGAGTTGCGCCTTCCACAGGTCTAGTCGTTTCATTTCAAACTCTCCATGGCAATCTCCGACACCGCTCGCTTGTCATGCAAGGCGGCAAAAATTTTCTCATCGACCGTTTTGTTGGTCAGCATCACGTAGCACCACACAGCGTGTGCTTGGCCTGAGCGGTGCAAACGACCAATGGTCTGTTCGTACAACTCCAGACTCCACGGCAGGGACAGAAACACCATGTGACACCCGCCGTGCTGAAGGTTGAGCCCGTGCCCGGCTGACTTTGGATGGACGGCCAGTAACCTGACTTGTCCAGCATTCCATCGCTCAATGGCTCGGTCGTCGTCAAGAGTCGTGGGGTTGAAACGGCGCTTGAGCTCGGCGAGCTCTTCTTGGTACTGGTAAACAATAATGGTATTTGCGTGCTGGTTTTCATCGAGCAACTCCTCCAAGCGATCAAATTTGTGCGGGCTAAACCACACCGGCGTCTGTGTGACAATGAACTTGCCGGGTACGTCAGACGCTTGCTTTCGCGTGTCGTACACGAACCCGCTGGCCATTTGTTGCAGCTTGCCGGTCACCACGCCGGCATTGATCGCGGCAACACCTAGTGCCACAAAGTCGGCCTTCATCTTCTCGTAGGGCTTGCGGTCGCTCAAGTCGCAGCGCACTTCGACAACGTGCAGCGGGGGCAGCTTGTCTTTGTACTCGCCTGGCTCCAACACATACGTCGCTGGTTTGATCTTGTCCATGACCTTGGCCAGCGAGCCAACCCGTGGCGCCCACTCGCCAAACTCCTTGTTGATTAGCACAAAGTACTGCTGCATGAACGCGCCCTTGGAGCGGCCCAGCAGGCTCAGGTCAATGATCTTGCACTGGCCGAAGACGTCCTCCAAGCCGTTGCTGGTGAACGACCCGGTCAAGCCCCAGCGAATGGGCACGCCTTTGACGATCTTGTCGAACGCCTTGAAGCGCGCGCCTGATGGGTTCTTGAGCTTGGTCAGCTCGTCAAACACCAAACCGTCCACCAACAGGCCGTCGCCGGTGACGCCGCATACATCAGCCAACCATTGCAGGTTGTCGTAGTTAATCACAATCACGTTGGCGTCGCTGTTAAACGCATCGTTGCGCTGCTTGGGCGTGCCGACTGCGATGGCCAGCTTCAAGTGCTTGCTCCACTTGGCCGCTTCGACGGGCCACACGTCGGTACAGACGCGCTTGGGCGCAACCACCAGCCAGCGCTTGACGTGGCCGTCTTTGATCATGGCGTCCATGGCCGTGAGCGTGATCGCGGTCTTGCCAGCACCCACTGGCGCCAGCACCATGGCGCGGTCGCTCTCGTACAAGAAGTCAGCGGCCTGCTCTTGATACGGTCGTAACGAAACCATCAATCTGCTCCTTAGTCCACAAACACGCATAGCGCTGGTTCAGTAGCGCCATGTCCGACATAAAAATTTTTTGCAAGGGCGACAACCTGCCACCCTTGGTCTTCAACTCCACGAACCATGTAGTGCCATCAGGCAAACAAGCAATCCTGTCAGCAACACCTTTGCGCCCAGGGGACGTGAACTTCCACGTCTTGCCGCCCATGCGCTCCACAGTCCAGACAAAATATTTTTCGATTTCTTTTTCAAGCATGTCAAAAAGTTTAGCACACTTTTATTTTTTGTGCTACAGTCAAGGCTCATCAACTAAAGGAGAGTCCACATGGAACTGAAAATCACCACCACCGAAGCAGAGAAAATTCTCTTGGAATGGGCGCAAGCCAGATTCCCAGATGCCTTCAATGCAGTAGAGATCAAAACCTACAGCTACAGCGGCGAAATCAAATTCACTAAAGAGGAAACAGCAGATGCAGCACAAAACTAAAGACAACAGCACTGGTAAAAATAAAGATTTTTACAGCCGTGGAAAACAAATGTTTGACCGGATACAGCCGCTTAAGCCCCTTATCCAAGCAGACATTGATCTGCTGTACACCGCCAACAGTGCGGACATCGAAGCGTTGGAAGACGCAAAGATCACACTAAACGTCATCAAAGAAGTTGACCCAGGTACTTTTGACGAAATCATCGATTCATCTTTAGCTTTAATAAACAAAGCCTTGGGTATGAGTTACGGCGATGCGATGGAAAGAGTTGCTAAAAGAGCGGGAGGTAAAGTATGAACCACAGTAACATCGTCGGCGGCTCGACCGCCAAGCGCGTCATCAACTGCCCAGGCTCAGTGGCCTTGGTGCAAAAGATGCCGCCCCAGCCCAGCAACAAATACGCCGATGAGGGCACGCTGTTGCACAACGTCATCGCCGACATCGTGATGACCGACAACCCGCCCGAGCATTACTTGGGCACCAAGTACGAAGACCAAGTCCTCACGCAAGAGTTGATCGACAACAAGCTAAAAGTCGCAATGGCCGCGCTTGATGAGATCGACCCAACTAAGGAGATGGAAATTGAAGCTGAAACTCGCGTTGGCTTTGGTGATCTACTTCCCGGCGTGTTTGGCAGTACTGACCTTATTGGTCGGGTGGGCAATCGCGCTGTGGTACTGGATTGGAAGTTTGGCGATGGTGTTGCTGTGGAAGTAGAAGAGAACCCGCAACTGATGTTTTACGCCGCAGCGTCCATGCGCACTGAGCAAGCCAAGTGGGCGTTTGATGGCGTCGATGAAATCGAATGCGTGATCGTGCAGCCGCCCCAAGTCAAGCGCTGGGTGACCACACCAAAGCGAATTGCTGAGTTTGAGTTGCAACTGGTGCAGGCCGTCAAGCTGGCGCAAAAGCCAGACGCCGAGCTCAAGACCGGCGACCACTGCCGCTGGTGCGCAGCCAAGCCCATCTGCCCACAGATGACCGGCGCGGTTGACCGGGCCTTGAAGACCAGCATCGAGTCCTTGGACGCGCCGCAGATCAGCGCGTATCTGAAGAACGCCGATATGCTCGAGCAGTGGATCACTGACCTGCGCGCGCTGGCTCTTCAGATGCTGGACAGCGGTGCTAAACTGCCCGATTACAAGTTGGTGGCCAAGCGTGCCATCAGACAGTGGACTGACGAAGACAAGGCCAAAGTCGCCCTGTTTGCGTTCGGTCTTACAGAATCTGAGGTGATGGAGACTTCTATCATTTCACCGGCCAAGGCTGAGAAGGCGCTCAAAAAGCGCAAGCAAGCCTTGCCCGATGATCTGGTCGTCGCCGTCTCTTCGGGTACCACCATCGCGTCTGAGAGTGATCCCAGGCCGGCGGTGATTCAAATCGGGAAGCAACTCACTGCTGCCCTTTCTAAACTTCAATAAGGAACAGAAATGTCCAATTTAGTAGCGTTCTCTCAAGCGGGCTTGCCCGCAGTCTCCACCCTCTCAACCGCTTTGCGCGCGATCCAAGCAGACGTTGGCCCAGCCGGTACAGTCATCCTCAAAATGGACAAGACTGGCCATTGGGTCTTTGGTGCCGATCAGACCGAAGTGGAAGACGACTCCACCTGGGCCATCAACCCTTTCAGCTTTGTCCACGGCTTCATCGCCTGGGGCGATGGTGAAGTGTTGGCCGAGAAAATGGCGTCGGTGTCCCAACCGTTGCCTGAGTTGGATGAAGCGCCCCCCGGCGCCAAAAAAGGCTGGGAGACACAAGTGGGCATGAGCCTCAAGTGCATCAGCGGTGAAGACAAGGGCATGGAAGCGCGGTACACCACCACGTCAGTGGGCGGTAAGCGTTCTGTGCAGACCTTGGCGGTGGCTTTGGCAGAGCAGGTCGAAAAAGACCAAGCAAAGCCAGTGGCAATTGTGAAACTCAAAAAGGATCACTACGCCCACAAGAGCTACGGCAAAATCTACACCCCGGTATTTGAGGTGCAAGAGTGGGTCAGCATGGACGGTGAGCCTGAGCCTGCAAAGGTTGAGGAAGCTGCGCCTGCCCCCGCTGGCCGTCGTCGTCGGTCGGCATAATTAAGCCTGGGGGTTGTCAAGACAGCGTTCGAGGATGGCGACGCGCAGGATTTTCTGGCTTTCTTCTGCGCCTTGTTGAAGCCCAAATCGAGACCCCCACCTTTTATATGCTTTTTTTAGACTTTGAAACCCGTAGCGCCTGCGACCTAAAAGCCGCAGGCGTTTACAACTACGCTCAAGACCCATCGACCGACGTGTTGTGCATGTCGTGGGCTTTTGATGATGAGGACGTCCAGACATGGACGCCTGACCAACCATTTCCCGAAAGCGTGCGCAACCACAAGGGCTTGATCTACGCCCACAACGCCGCCTTTGAGCGCCTGATTTTTTGGTATGTTCTCCACGTAGATTACCAATTAGAACAGTTCTACTGCACCGCCACCCAGGCCCGCGCCAACTGCGCGCCGGGTTCGCTTGAAGACGTGGGCCGCTTCGCCGGCGCGTCCATGAAGAAAGACCATCGCGGTTCGCAACTGATCCGCTTGCTGTCGATCCCCCGCGCTGATGGGACATTCAACAACGACCCCACGCTCATGGCCGAGATGGTGGCCTATTGCGAGCAAGACGTGCGCTCCATGCGCTCGATCAGCAAGGCGCTCAGGCCACTGTCAGAGGACGAACTGCTCGACTACCACGTCAACGAGCGCATTAACGACCGGGGCGTCTTGGTTGATGTGCCCCTGTGCAAAGCCGCCATCAAGTACGCCAGCGACGAGCTGATCGAGATCGAGCAGATCGTGGCCGAGGTGACCGAAGGAGCCATCACCAGCGTGCGCTCTCCCAAAATGCGCCAGTGGGTCATTGAGCGTGTGGGGCCGCAAGCGCTCAAGCTCATGGAAACCTACAAAGACGGCGAGATGAAGTACAGCATCGACAAGACTGTGCGGGCCAATCTTTTAAACTGTGAGGATGTCCCACCCGATGTTCAAGAAGTCATTCAATGCGCCGACGACCTCTGGGCGTCGTCGGTTGCGAAGTTCAGCCGCCTTGCAAGCCTGGCAGATGTCGAGGACAACCGGGTACGAGGAGCGTTTGTGTTCGCAGGCGGCAGCGCAACAGGCCGAGCTTCAAGCTATGGAGCCCAAGTTCACAATTTCACTCGCAAGTGCGCCGAATCGCCCGAAGACGTTAGAACTGCAATGGTCAGAGGCCATTCAATTGTTCCTCGATTTGGAAAGCGCGTTACTGATGTCCTCAAGGGGATGCTCAGGCCCGCACTGATCCCAGCGCCCGGTAAACAGTTAGTCGTGGCCGATTGGGCCGCTATCGAGGCTCGCGCTAACCCGTGGCTCTCAGGCCGTGGGGACGACAAGCTGGCCATCTTCGCCAAGGGCGAGGACGTGTACAAAGTCAACGCAGCCGCCACCTTTGGCGTGGCCGTTGCCGATGTCACCAAGGATCAGCGCCAGATCGGCAAGGTGCAAGAGTTGGCCTGCGGCTTTGCCGGCGGCGTCGGTGCCTTCGCGGCCATGGGCCGCGCCTATGGCGTGCAACTCACTGAATTCGAATCCAAGCGCATGGTGGACGCCTGGCGTAGGGCAAACCCTTGGTCTGTGCCGTACTGGCAGCAGCTTGAGGAAGCCTACACCAGGGCCATGCGCAACAAGGGCCATGAGTTCAGCGCGGGGCGGGTCACCTATATGTTCGATGGCCAACACCTTTGGTATGCTCTGCCCTCCGCGCGGGTGCTGTGCTACCCGTTTGCCAAGCTGGACGCCGATGGTGTGACCTACGCCAAGGCCGCTTGGAAACCAGCAGCCGACGCAAAAGAATGGCCGCGTGCAAGGCTTTGGAAGGGTCTAGCGTGTGAGAATATCACCCAAGCCACCGCCAACGATTTGCTACGCCATACCCTGCGCCAGCTTGATGATGTGGTGCTCCATGTGCATGACGAGGTGGTCATTGAGACCGACCGGCCAGAGGAAATGGCCGTGCGATTGAAAGAGGTGATGTGTACGCCGCCCGAGTGGGCCAAGGGCTTGCCCCTTGACGCAGAGGTGGCGATCATGTCGAGATACGGCAAATAAAAAGCCCGCTGGCAGGCGGGCTCTTAAAGGAGAACAAGTTGGAATTCCTGGAATTTATCACAAAATTGGCCCCAAGCGGCGAGACAGCGCTGATTGTCAGACAAAAACCACAGTTGAAAGACGGCGAGATACAACTCCACGCCGATGGGGCGGTCAAATGCACATGGCCGGCATTTTTGCCTGACCCCAAGCGCATCAAAGCAGATCAGGCTTGGTACGGCAACACGGCCAGCTTTGTCATCGACCGATTCACCGAGGGCCGTGTGTCAGCGTCCGCTGCCAATTGCGAGTACATCCTTGTGATGATGCTGGACGACATCGGCACCAAGTCCAAGACCCCGCCGCTTGAGCCGACCTGGATCATGGAGACGTCCCCCGGCTCATTCCAGTGGGGCTATGCCTTCTCAGATCAGCCGACTAAGGCCGAGTTCAGCGCGGCCATCAAAGCCATCGCCGAGGCGGGCTACACCGACCCCGGCGCCTGCAACCCAGTGCGCAACTTCCGACTGCCTGGGTCGATCAACCTCAAACCGGGCCGCGACAACTTCGCCGCGCGCCTGGTGGAGTTTCACCCAGAGCGCGAGTACAGCCTGCCCGACATATGCACCGCCTTGGACGTGACGCCGGTCGAGCCCGATTCGCTCACCCTGCGCCCCATCCGTCTGTCGGATGACGGCGCCGATGACGTGATGGCGTGGCTCAGTGGCCAGGGTCTGCTCTTGTCCAAGCCCAATGGCGAGGGCTGGGCGGGCGTCATTTGCCCCAATGGTGCCGAGCACACAGACGGCAACCCAGAGGGCCGCTATATGCCCGCCAACCGGGCCTATTGCTGCCTGCACTCGCATTGCGTTGACTTCGATTCCCGCGCCTTTTTGACGTGGGTCGCCGACCAAGGTGGCCCCGCCCACAACCCGGGCCTGCGCGAAGAACTGCTCACCCAAGCCATGGAGTCGGCGCTTTCCAAGCTCGCCCCCACCGCCGACTACCCCGATGAGGCCGCCCGCGTCATTGCCGAGGTGGAGCGCAAAGAGTTGGGCCGCATCGAGAAAAACGAATGGTTTGAGCGTTTCGCCTACGTCCAGACCGATGATGCCTTTTTCGACATGACCGACCGCCGAGAGGTGTCGCGCAACACCTTCAACGCCTTGTTTCGCCACATCGACTGCAAGTCCATACACAACGCCAAGCGCCGCATCGAGGCCGCCACATCCTTTGACGAGAACCGCCAGGGCAAAGGCGCCAAGTCGCTGGTGGGCATCACCTACGCCGCCGGGGCGTCTGTGCTGGTGGCCCGCGAGGGCCAGGTTTATGGCAACCGCTGGCGCGATGCGCGCCCGCAGCCGGTGGCCGGTGACGTCAGCCAGTGGCTGGCCCACGTTGAGCGCATGGTGCCCGAGCGTTTCGAGCGCGAACACCTGCTCAATGCGTTGGCCCACAAGGTGCAGTTTCCAGGCCATAAGATCAATCACGCTATCCTTTTGGGTGGCAACCACGGGTCAGGCAAAGATACCCTTTTCGCCCCCTTCTTTTGGGCCATTGGTGGCCCGTCCAAGCACAATTGTTCATTGGTCAAGAATGAAGAACTGACCTCCCAATGGGGTTATGCGCTTGAGTGCGAAGTGATGGAGATCGCCGAGCTCAGGCAGGCCGAGGCCAAAGACCGCCGGGCGCTTGAGAACACGTTAAAGCCCATCATCGCCGCGCCCCCTGAGCTCCTCATGGTCAACCGCAAGGGCTTGCACCCCTACATGGCGCTGAACCGGGTTTTTGTGATCGCGTTTTCCAATGAGCGCGTGGCCATCTCGATCCCCAGCGAAGACCGCCGGTGGTTTGTCCTGTGGGCTGATGCCCCCAAGCTCCCAGAAGCTCAGGCGGTTAGCCTGTGGAACTGGTACCAACACCGGGGCGGTTTTGAGGCCGTGGCCCATTACTTGCACACCCGGGACGTGTCCGCGTGGAACCCGAACGCAGCGCCCCCCATGACTGAGGCGAAATCCATCATGGTCGAGCACGGCATGAGCGGCGCTGAATCGTTTCTGGTTGACCTTATGCGCAGGCGTGCCGGTGAATTCTCCCGTGGGGTCTGTGGTGGCCCCTTTTATGGGCTTTGCGACCGGCTCCAGGGTATCGCCCCCGGTGGGGTTAAGGTGGTGCAGGCCGCGCTATTGCACGCGTTTAAAGAGGCCGGGTGGGTGGACATGGGGCGCATCAAGTCCCGCGACCATGACACCAAAAAGCACGTTTTTTGTGCGCCAGAGCTTAGTGAGTATTCCCGCTCTGACCTTCGGCGCATGGTCGAGCCGGTGTAAAAAAAAGGGCCCCGCGAGGGGCCCTGTGAGGGTTGGCAACTGCTCAAAGGTCAAGCAGCAGCGCAAGTATAGCGGCCAAAATGACCGCGCAAATTAGCGCCATGCTGCCACCAGTGGCGCGGCGTCATACCTAGGGGCTAGGCAGGCCACAGTGAAAAGCCCCGCGCCCCGCTTGATGCGCCCCCAGGCGTCTTTTCTGTTTTGGTTTACGAGCTCCCCCCGCTTAACTGCGCCATAGACTTGATCGCGGGTAAACCCTTCCGCTTCAATTTCCACCATGGTGCGCGGCGTCTCGCAGAAATCAATTAACGTCATGGTCGGCCACCTCCCATGCGCTATCTTCGCCGGTGGCCACTGTCAACGTGGCGCTCAAGGGCTGCCAGTCCCAGGCGGTTAGCCCCTTGTTTAAGGTCTCATAAGCGGCCACATATTCGGCGGTGCTCATGCTGGCGCCGAAGGGCGGATAAAACCGCTTAACGGTGCCCTTAGACTTGACCGGCTTATGCTTACCGGTGCACTTGGCATGATGCGCCATGATGCCATCGCGCGCGGTTTTATAGGTGGTTTTTCCAATTGTGATCATGTTGTTTGCTCCAAGGTTATGCGGTCGCAGTAGCACGCGCAGCCATAATTAGCCGGGCAGTGAGAATCATGGGTTTGAGTTACATAGAACACCCGCCGGCTACTTGGCCCTTGGTAGACTTCGCCCCCATGTTTACGGGCTGCGTTTTCTGCCTGCGTGCGGTTTATGTACGTGTACGGGTATAAATTACCGTCTTTTCGTATACGGGCCAATACGTGTACTCCCGTGTTTAATTTATAGGTTTGCATGGTTTCCCCTTACTTTATTAAAACGTCAAAATAAGCCAGCGCGCACACAGTGAGCGCCGCCGCGATAGTCAAGGCTGCGAAAATGTCTTTCATAAGTTCCCCAGAAAAAAGTGATCAAAATCAAATACTGCAACATAAAACCCGCGTGGGCTCGCGTGCACTTCATAGCGCCAGGCATCGGCATCCTGAGCGGCCAGGGTATCGGCCAGCGCCTGCGCGGCGCTTTTGGTGGTGAAGTAGGTCATGCGGGCACCTCGGACCATGTCCGGTGGCCGGTCCGCCACCACCAGTAACCCGGGGCGAGCTTTGGACCCTGCATAAATCGATCAACGGCCACGCGCTGGCCGGTCCTAAGAACAAAGATTGTTTTCATATGGTGCAGCACCCGCAACATGGCGCGTCAATGCAGCGCCCGCGTGGGTTTCGATAAAACGTGGTCGGGCCGGTTTCACCGATAAAGGTTATCTCGCCCGGTTCACCAGTAATCCATGCGCGGCGCGTGGCCGTGCAATATTGGATTTCATCGCCCGGGTAGATGGGCGCGCCGGTGCGCGCATCTTTACCCTTGTACTTGGCACGCATGGTTTTAATAGTCATACACCACCCCATTAGGCATGATTTTGGTAAGGTTTGCGCCGGGCACGTGGCGCACGTTTGACCCATCTTCATTAGGCGCCCACGTGCCTTCAAAATCAACGGCCACCACCGGCCCATCGATGGCCACCACGTGGCCGCGCGCATCGGCCGTGGGTTTATCGTGCCCCAAGCGTTTGACCACGTGGCGCGCGAATGCCACCCGGTCGCCTACGTTAAATTTTAGTGTTTTCATAGAATACCCTTCGTTTAGTTGATCGGCACAATGCGTGCCCCGATATGGACCCCGAAGGGTCCACATAAGGTCACACACTAACGATTGAGATAACCCGGCGCGCGTGCCCGGCGGCATGGTCCGCGATCACAATATCGCGCGCAGCGATTGACGTACCGGAGCAAAGGGTACATTTTGCGCACGTGGACCGGCGGCCACCTTCGGCGCTAGCGGGGCATGATGCTTCGCCCGGTTGCACGTCAACGCCCACCGATACCCTGAAAACGCGCATGCCGAGCAAATTAGCCTTCGCAGCTTGATCGATATTGTCCGCACTGGCCATAACTAGGGGCGCCCATGCTTGCACATCAAAATCAGGCCGGTCCCATTGGTGCGAATAACCGCGCCGGCCGGCCGCATACCGGGTTATTTGGGTCCACATTTTGACCGGCGCCGCGAAGGGATCGCCATATGTACCGATGCGCACAATCTTACCGGCCAGCACGCGCGCGATTGTGGCCGGGTCCGCTTTGACGTACCGGCCGCGCTTATACGCGTGGAATACGCTTTGCACGCTCTTACCTACTTGGACATAACATGGCGGTTCTTCGCTTTGGCCGGTTTTAATGAGATATGGCCGGTGCGCACAATCGCCACATATGGACACATCGGCGCCCGATTGAAGCGCGGCCATGGGCGCGATATCTGAGCGGATGATAAACGTTTGCACAATCGCGCCGGTTTTGTCGTTTTTGCTGGCCGTGTGGACCTTATTAACGATAACGACAATGGGCGCGCCATCGATTGTGCTGGGGCCTTCGTACGCGATATAACCTAAGATTTTGGCCGATTTTGTGGACAAACTAGACATGTGGAAACCCTTCGTTTACTGTAGTTTATGCCGGTGCGGTTTGCGCCGGTACAGTTAATGTAAGACAATGCCTAGCGCTTGTCAACCCACAATAAATTAGACCTTCAATTGTGTGGGGTCATTGGGTGTGGATAGCGTGGGCGCGATTGTGGGCGCTTTTGGGGCTATTGTGGACAACGTGCGATTGACCGGGTTTAAGAGTGAAAACTAGCATTTGTGGACAATGTGGACTACTTTAAATGATACGCTAGATGATAGATATTTTTGTAATACTATATAGCTATACAGTAGGTTGTGGCGCCCATGCTTTCTCACACATCCTCACACATGCAAGTTTAGCGACGACTTAAAAGTGCTTGCCCACATTGTCCACATTGTCCACAAATGTCCACCTGGTGCGCTACCTGGTGCGCTACCTGGTGCGCTACCTGGTGCGC